TTGTGTTTGTTGGTGCTTCAAAAGTACCTTCAGTTGTACGAGCAAAAGCTGAAGTGCTTGCGCTTTGTAGAACTGTTAGTGCTTCTGGGCTAACAACTGCCCAGTTACCAGCACCACGACGTGTGCGTTGAGCAATCTTATTAGCAACGCGATTGACTAGAACTGCTAGAGCAGCATGTTCATCACCAACGTATGTTGCTGTACCACTTACTGCGGCCTGGTTGAAGGTTTCTTCTGTTGCTGCGAGGCTACGGAGTGAACCTAGTACTTCCTGGTCGATTTCTGCGGTAATTTCTTGTGCAAGAGCAGCCATGATTTCGGCTTCTACGTCGATACCATGCATGCTTTGTGCGTCTTGTGCTGCTTCAAATGTCCAACGAGCCTGTAGCTTACGTGTCTTGGCTTCTACAGGTTGCTTTAGGATTTGAATGCTCATTGAGCGGCCACCGGTACCTTCTTTGGCTGCTGTTACGTCTGCACGACCGGTGGTTAGACTACCGGAATATGCTGTAGCAATCTTGAATGGGCTAAGGGCTTCATCACCAGCTAGTACGTCTGTGTCAAATGGTGAACTTGCTGTTGAATTAGCAGCTTCAGCATAACGAACGCGAAGTGTGTGAATCTGGCCAACTGGGCCTTGCATTGGTTGAACACCAACGATTTCGTTGGCGATAACTGTGGGCATAACGCGACGGATCACTGGTAGGATCACGCGGTTAAGTGTTGCAACGTTACCGCTAGCTGTTGCACCATTTGATGCAGCCTCTTTTAAGTAACGGCGTGTGTTCTCAAGAACAACTGCCATGGAACTACGACGATTGCCTTCTAGACCTTCTAGAAGAGCTTCCTTTGTTGTGTCCCAACGGCCTTCTAATAGTACGTCTGACATAATTTTGTCTCCTCTAGTACTTTATTTTAAGCCTGCCAACTTGCGTAGTTCAACAATATTTGATTTGTCTTCTTCTACTACAGGTTGTGTTTTTGTTTCTTTATCACCGGTTATTGCTTTACGTGTTTCTGCTATTACTTGTTTTTCAACTCGTGGAGCAGAACCTTCAAGTACAACTGGCAAATAGCGATCATAAGCACCTTTTAACTTGCTGGTTTGAACGCTTTCTAGAAGGTCGCGCATAATTGCGGCCTTTTCTTTGTTGAGAGGTTTTAATAAATCTACCATAATGTCTTTGCGAGCTACGCTTTCATTTATAGTGTTGATTTCACTAATCTTACTCTCAATAATTGTTTCTTTTTCTGCAATTGCAGAATTAGCTTCGTCAAGCTTAGTTTCAACTGTTTCAAGCTTGTTCTTTAATGTTTGAATTTCTTGATTTTCGTTGAGATAACTTGCGCTAAATTCACTAGCAAATGCTTCAAAGATCTTACGACCAAAGTTATTAGCTTTGGCTGCTTCAATGTCTTCTTTTAACTGAGTGATCTCAGCATTTAGATTTTCAGTTACTGAATTTTTAACTAAACGTGCAGAATTTTCAATGAACTTCTTTTTAAGAGCATCAAATTCACTGCGAGCTTCTTTTACCAATCGTACTTTTGTTTCAACTACGTCTTGGCGATCTGCTTGAAATTCTTTAATTTCTTCGGCTAATGCTTGTGTAACAAAAGCTTCTAGTGCTTTGACTTTTTTTGCTTGACTAGCACGATCTTTACTAAATTCTTGAATTTCTTCAGCTAGTTGACCTACAAGAAACTTATCAAAAGTTCCAGTTGTTTCCTGCATGCGTGCTACAAACTTAGCACGATCTTCTACAAGATTTTTCTCTTCTTTTGCAATTTTCTCAAGTTCAACTGTTAAATTTTCTGTAACCATGCGATCTAAGGCTTCGACCATTACACTCTTGTCATGCTCGTAGCGTTGAGCAAATTCCTCGCGGAGTTCTGCTCTGACCTCTTCTTTTACTTCGAGGAGTTTGCTTTCCCATGCTTCGGAAATAGCTTTTTTAGTGTCCTCGTTTACAAGGTCGCTATCCAGTAATGGTTTGATAGCTTCTAGCATCTTTGTCTCCTAGATCTTTAGGTCCTTGATTAAACGAATCATTTCGTCTTTCAAGTATTTTTGTACTTTTGCGTTACCATTTGCTTCTCTGGCAATTTCAAGTACAGCGTGCCCGTTACGCATATTAAGCAAGCCTTCATAAATGGCTTTAGGATATGCGTTTGGAGCACTGGGTTGTGCCACAACATCAACTGTGACAATTTCGAAATCGGATACATTACCAGTAGATTCATTAACGTTACCACTTCCTCTACTGCTAACACCTAACTTTACCCCACTTTCCAACATTGTTTTTACTAATTGACCCATTGGAGTGGGTAGAATTTTTAGTTTTCCAAAACCGTTAGGGCCATCCATCCACATTTCTGTAATCATGTGACTTACACGATCTAAATTAATTTTTAAATCGTCTGGATGATCTACTTCACCAAGTACACTATGTCCTGTGGTAATCTGATCATTAAGCTGCTTTACGGCATTGGAAATTTCAGAGACAGGGTAAACACGTTCGTTAGCGTTTTTTACCCCGCCCTGAATACAAATGCCTTTCATGTAGAGATCCTTGCCTTCGTTGGCGCTTTCTGTGACCATACGAGCTTGATCGAAAGTAAGGTGTTCTCTGAGGTAATTCATTATTGTATTACCTTATACCTTTTTTAGACCAGCTTTACCAGCAGCCCGTGTATCCATGGCATCGGTTTGCTTGGCAGCTTTTGGTGCTGCGGCACCTTTTTCTTCGCCACTTGACATTACTGCTTTGCCGCCCATGTCATTTTTCTTAGCAACTGGACCTGATTTACCCTCGCCCTGTTCTTTTGTAACTGGAGCTGGTGCTTTTTCTGCATACTCACGAACCATGCTTTCAGCTGGCATTTCTTCTTCAGCTTCGGGCTCTTCCATGTCCATGTCGGACTCTTCGTCACCCATGTCCATTTCTTCATCGTCCATATCCATGTGCTCTTCTTCGCCGGCTTCGTCTGCCATAATTTTTTCAAATTCAGCTTTGAGTTCGTCTAGAGCGTCTTCGAGATCAACAACGCGATCTTCAAGTTCTTCTTCGTTCTCGTCTTCTGCTTCTACAGCAAGACCTTCTTCGTCTGCTTCAATGTCGCCGATTAAGTCGTCTGCTTCGTCACCACCAAGGGTTTCTTCTACTTCGGATACTTCTTCTTCAGCTACTTCTTCTTCAGCTACTTCTTCTGTGCTTAATAGGGATTCATAAATGCTGCGGCTCTTTTCCACAACAATTTCATGAAAAAGTTCTTTGGCTTTATCGTTATCTTCATTAACAATAAGCTCAATTAATTCATTAAATTTGTCTGACATCAATAAGGCTCCTTTATTTGTAAGGCATTGTAATTTATTTATAAACTGCCAATAAAAAAAGTCAAAAACACCCAGTTTTTGACTCAAAAATTAAAAAAAATAATATTTTTTAAGATTTTTATACTGGAGCGGCTTCTCCTGCTGGTTTAAACTGTGATTTTACCGCTGTAATTTCTTTGTTATATTCTATAATTTTTACATCATTTAACAAGCGTAATCTATTGATTTGCTCTAGTGTTAGTCTCGTTTTACGGGTATCATCAATCTCTGCACGGCTATTATCATGTTTAACGTTTTGCAGTGGATTTTCGTTATTGTTTTCAAAAATATCTTTAAGTTGCATAGCCGGCTCCACGTTTATTTATACTAACTCGGCGCCTGCGGGTGCAGCAGGAGCGGGTGTTCCACCAATTGGGCTTGCTGTTCCTTCAGCACCTAATTCTCCGGCTCCGCCTTCTTCACCACCTCCGGTTTCTGGTGCTGGTGGTGTTGCTTCGGCTCCGAACGTATCTAAATCAGTTTCAATACCACCCGGTGTTACACCCACACTACGCATTGATGGTAAATCTGCTTCAACTTCTTCCACGTTTTCTTCTTTCCACAGCATACTGTTTTCTGCCATTTCTTCTTCGGTAAGACCTAAGAATCTACTAAGTAGGAATCTCTTAGCAAGGTATGGGAAACCCTCTAGTTGTGTAAATGTAGAAATCTTAGCAGCGTCTAGTTCACTGATTCTGTATTTGCTGAAGTTTTGTGGTTCATTGAATCTCAATTCAAAAGTTGAATTATCAATATCAAAACCGCGCCACTTTAAAAACATTTTAAATTGTCTATCGAATGTTTCTGCTACTAGTCTCTGTAACCGTTTACAATATTCATTGAAACGATATTCTTGGATCAGGGCTGTTCCTACTTTGCCATCGATATATGTGGATGCTGAATCATCTGGTCCGGTGGGCAAATAACTGCTGGGAATTCTTAATCCGCGATATAGTTTGTTAGTAAAGTATTTTAAATCATCAATTTCACCGAGATTGGTTCCACCCGGTAGTGTTTCAACTTTTGACCCTCGGCCTTCTGCCGTTTGTGGAAAGAAGTAGTCCTCGTTAATTGATAGTGGGTTGTAAGTAGTATCAAGTATACTTGACCCTCCACCGGTTTTGCTAGGAATTCTACGTTGATGGATTTCATTTTTTACACGCTCAACAAAGGCCATTGCCATGTGACTGGGCATGTTACCAACGTCAACATAAAATACCCTACGTTCCGGAGCACGTTGTATGCGATAGATTAAAATAGCATCTTCGAGTAACTCTTTTTGTTTGAAAACTTTAAAGATATTTTCAAGAATACTATTACCAAAGGGCCAATTTGCATCCAGCCCTTCAGTTAGACTACAATGAACAACGTGAGCAGCATCTACTGCTGTTTCATTTAATGAACGATCAAATCTACCTGTGCTTGAACTTGCACTTGTATATATGTTACTGGGTTGTACGAATCCACTCTGCTTGTGATCGCCAAGATTGCGATAATCATCGCTGTAGTTTAATTGTGTCGCTGTTAGATTTTGTAAATTAGGATTAATGTCTTTTACCAGATACTGTTCTGGTTTTTTGCCTTCACTTTCATTGACAATAACTTTAGTAACTTTGGTCATTTCTACCCAGTACCACTCAAAGGTTTCTGGATCACGGATAAAAACCTGATCACCATATTTTAATGTGTTACGGAAAATTTTAAAAATTCTCTTGTTAAACTCATTGAGATTATTCCAGTTTAACAGTTGTTTTTTAACCGTTTCAACTTCTGTGTCACTGGGTTCTTCATTCCAGTAAATGTCAAAGGCGGTGCCATTCTCAACGTTTACCTGTGTACAAAATTCAGCAATAATATCCAGCGCAGCATTTACTTCACTGTCAACATCCATATTTTCATATTGGGCATAACGTGTAATACGATTAGCATGCCCTACGTAAACTTCAGGCAATGTGCTGGCATAATTGCTGAATTTAACTTCAGGGTTATCACTACGCGGCCCGGCATTGGTAAGAGGACTGGTGTTATAGATTTTGAAATGCTTTTTCCAGGACATTGTTAAATTATACTACCTTTATACTATTTACCCAAATTATAATTATATATTTTGATTTACACGTCTAAGTTCATTGAGATTATCTTCCAGCACTCGGTGTATATTTTCAAGTATTTCAATGCTTCGATTATTATAATCTGTGGTAGATGAACTTGCCTGTGTTTCTTGTGCTTGTAGTAATTCATTACTTACAGCCGTACCAAAAATCATTTGTTCTTGTGCTAGGTTTGATGCTACCGAATTTCCAAAAACGGCAGCATCTTCTTTTGACTGGTTTAGAACTGATGTTATTATATCACTAAGTTGTGATTCATTTAATATAAATTCTTTTCCATGGAAGGTAAAGTTTTTAAATGTTGCTCCCGAGTCGGGGGCAGTAATAACACCACCGGCGGCGGCGCTTGGGCCCATGGCGTCATGAGCGTTCATGGCCTCGGTTACGCCATCTACGCCCGGTCGATCGTCTTTACGTTTGCCAAATAGCTTCTGTCCAATCCAGCTATCGTGAAAATGGTTCCAACCAGCGATCACGTCGTTGATCCATTTTTTAAAATCCTCAAACATTTGTTTTATGTTTTCTGGTTTTGAAACTTCTGTTAACCACTTACCAAATTCATCTATGCCTTTTGTTAAAGTACCTTGTTCTTCGCCAAACAACTTTAAAATATTGGTTGTCACAGTTTCTAATACCGTTTTAAATTTTTGAATAATGTCTGTTAATGACATGGATAATTGTGTCAAGTAATCAGCAGGTTCTTTTAGTTTTTTAAAATCTTCTACAATGTTATTCATTGTCTGGTTAACTGCTTTGCCAGCGGTGTCTAGTTGAGGTATAAGGGTTTGTTCAGCCATGTTTGTATACGCATTGCTAACACTAGTTCCAATTGTTAATCCTACAGCCTGGGCCATATCAGCGGCCGCTGCCTGTTGTTTTTCTGGATCCAATGCTGCAATCTGATTTGGAATTTCTGCAAGATCTGCGCTGCCACTTTTTAATTGACCGGCCATGTTTGATATTAACGCAAATGCTTCAGCATTGCTTTGTGCAAACAAGCTGGTTTCTGCACTTACCGCAGTACCATGCACCATTATTTCTTTTAGTAATTGATCACCGACTGGGCCAAAGTTTTTACTAAGCTGGGCTGACATGGCTAATCCTGCCTGCTGCATTTCTGCTGGCAGGCCGGATAGCGCGGCGCGCATTTTAGCATCTCGTTGTTTGGCTTCAATTTCTTTTTTCATCATGTCGGCATTGATGCCATTATACTGTGCCAAAGCTTTGGTTGTGGTAGTTAATTTAACCATTTCTGTGCTAACTTTATCAACATCCATATTATTAACATTAGCACCAAGGGCAGCCATTTGTCCTATGTAATCAGCCATTGCTACACCTTGATCTTTATAATTCATTCCCATTCTTACTAGTTGCTGTGATAAATCTCTATTCTTATATAATAAATTATTCATTGAATTTGAAAAGATTTTAGTGCCTTCTCTTGTTCCTCCACCAAATCTTGACATGGCTTCTTGGGATTCTTTCATTATGTCTGTAAATTGTCCCAGTGTAATACCTGATGTATTTGCTGCGTCACGCATTGCTAACATGCTAAAACCAAAACCACTGCTACTTTTAGTAATTTCTTCAAATGCTGTAAAGGTTGCTGTTACCTGTCCAGCTAATGCGCCAAATGCTGCGCCTAGAGCACCACCAACAAAGGGAATCATTGACAACGCACCGCTAGCGGCGTTGGTAGCACCTTCTAGCGCCTGGCCTGCTGTTTGAGCTGAAAATAAACCTTTAGCACCTTGAGCAAGCGAGCCCGCTAACCCTGCACCAAACTTTTTAATTCCTTCGGTGGCTGATTTAGATTGTTTTTCAAAAAGTCCCAGAGAATCACCGGACTTTTTTGTGGATGTTGTAGTTTTATCTGTTTCTCTGCTAAGAACACCTAACGTATCACTGGTTTTTTTTGCAGCAGCATCTACATTTTTAGTGGTGCCAGAGGTTTTTCCGCCTGATTTTTCTAAGATATTAGCTATACGTTGTAAGGTACTTTCTTCCGCAGCATTTACCGCGGTGTAACGTGTGCCATTGATTTCAATTTCAACTGCCATGATTAAATAAAAAATACCTATAATATACGCAGATAAATACTATACGCTATCTACATTTATATTATTTATATGGAGAAAAACCAGTGGCCGTAACACAGTCTAATCCTTTATCGCCTAATCCACTTGCCAAATACATGAGATCACCGGTAATTTATATCAAATTACCCAGCGGTGGAAATTATTGGCCTACGGGCAGTTTAGAAATGCCAATAAACGGTGAACTACCAGTTTTAAGCATGAACAGCACTGACGAATTAATTTTTAAAAGTCCGGATGCACTAATGAATGGGCAGGCAGTAATTGATGTTATAGAAAGCTGTTTTCCTAACATTAAAAATGCCTGGGAAATGCCAATTATTGATTTGGACCATTGCCTTATAGCAATTAGGATTGCTAGTTATGGCGAAAACATGGAATACAGTAGTCGCTGTACAGGCTGCAATGAATTCAATGAATATGAAATTGATCTTCGAAGATTCTTAGATTTATCTGTTAACTTAGAATGGTTTGATGAACTAGTTAAACTTGATGATCTAAGTGTTAAATTAAAGCCACAAAACTACAAGCAGTTCACTGATGCCAGCCTAGAAGCATTTGAGCAACAGAGACTGGTAATGGTTGCTACCAACGATGATTTAGATTCTCATGTTAAAATGGAAAAGTTTAACGCGATATTCCGTAGGATATCCAGCATGACAACTAAAAATATAGCAGATTCTGTGGAATATATTACAACCGGCAGTGAAACAATTACCGATCGGAAAATTATCACCGACTTTATTTTTAATGCAAATCTAAAATATTTTAATGAACTAAAGAAGAGACTAGAGCTTACTTCCGATGCTGTTCCTAAAAAAGAAGTAACCACAACATGTCCAAGCTGTAACATAAATTATTCTGTGCCATTTACCTTTGATCAAGCAAATTTTTTCGCATCAGCCTCTTGAGCCTATCAAACGACGAAATAGTCAAGAAACTAGAAGATTTTGATCAAGAGGCTAGGAACATTAAAAAACGTTTGTATGAACTGTGTTGGTACATGCGTGGTGGTATTAGTTACGCAGAACTGGTTCAACTACCAATTAAAGACTTTTTAATATTAAACGATATTATTAAAAATAATTTAGAAGTCACTAAAAAATCTGGCTTACCTTTTTTCTAATCTTCCTTGAGAAATTCCAATGGATTTAGAGTAATGTCGCCACGCACATCATGTTCTGTATGACTAGTGTGATGTAGACTTAGATTACTTCCCCAGTTAAATTTATAGCCTAACTTCTCAGCAATTAGACAAAATTCTAGAAACGCACTTTCAATTTCAACGAGTTCTCTTTTATTCATTTTAATTATGTAGGTCAGGATCTCTGCCTAATCTCCATGTAGCAGTTACATTGGTTTCAATTATTTCAAATTGGCAATCTGGATGGATTGATAACAACCAAGCATGTATTTCTTGTGCTTCTGACTCCGACGACGCTGTATAAATTTCTTTTGTTTTAACAACAATAAATTTTTTAGCCATATTTTTAGTTAACCTTTTTATTGGTTATCTATTTACGCTATGGATATTTTATTATTATATAGTAATATATGGATTAACAGCAAGATATTAACGGATGAACAAGTTCATCCAAACACTCACTATCGTTCGTGTTTCTTTTTTTCCTGACTTATTGTTTAAGATTTGGCAGAGCGTTTCAGTCAGACGGAACCTGTTACGGTACCGTCTGGTTGTTGACATTTGGCGTCGCTTATCCAGCATACGGAAGTAGGTGTTTTGTGGCACTCCAAGGACTCTGACCTTTTCCTACCTACATCGACTGATAATGTAAAACATTACCTCTGTATCCTCGTTCCTAGTTGATACAGTGTTTAGGAGTATTGCCTGCAACTCGCCAGATCCAGCCGCAATTACGCTGCTTCAAGGCGTTGATTCAAGGTTGCTATGTTGAGCCTAGTTGTAATTTGATTCGCTGATTATATTTTGGCTCTGATGAACACGGATTCGTATGTGTCCGTTGTAGTATTCATCTGATTCCAAAACACGGTGCCTAAACTGTTCCCTTGCTTCAACGTAGCTACACTCTGCTTTGCTGTAACAATAGTAGAGTATTTCACGCTTGAAACGTTCTGTGCCTAACTGTTCTATATCTGCCAATAATGCGTCTGATGAGCCGTAGTATGTTTGCCAGTCTGAGTCTATTTTTTCTTTTATGCGTTTGCGTTTTTTTGTGCCATTTTTTAACTTAACTATACGATACTTGGTTTTTGAAAATTTAGCAAGTTTTTTTCCAATATATTTTCTACCTGACTCAAGATTAGTGATAATGTAAACAAAGCCTACACACTCTTCTGGTAATTCTGTGATAATATTGTCTTTGTAGTGCCATGACATGTATATTATATAGCATGCGTTTTTCTAATCTCAGTGTTTTTTTGGATTAATCAAAAATCCAACCAAAATTACAGGTTTTATGTATCCAGGTAAAAATTGGCAATTCAAATTCATACTGCCATCTACCATTGAAACTTAAATAGTTTGTGTATCTTTCCTGGTATACGCCCAAGTATTGTAGTGGTGTATTTGTAAAACCTTGTACATTTATTTTTTTTATTTCTAAAGCCTTGTCCCAGCCTTTATCTATTACAGTATCTTTTCTAGGATCCTTGTTTAAAAATTCTATCCAGATATAATTTTCTGTGCCTGAAAATTCTAGATTTATAATATCTTCTACCATGCATTTACTAATAACCCTGCTACCACTGCCATATTGGATCATGGGAGGTTCGTGATAACCAGGCTGAAAAATAGGATGAACCGATAATGTTATATTAAAATCATACATGTTATTTTAATGAATTTAGTATGCTAACTGCTTCTTTTCTAGTGGCATGCAGTATTTCATTAGGATCTCTGTCATTGAAATTGTTAATTACTTCTATATTATATTTTTTATCAAAGTTAGATAACCAGTTAGTAAACTTTTGGTACAACTCTTTTTTCTTATCTACCGGTAAATTTTCTATTCTTAAATATGAAGGATGTGATAACATATTACTCATTATTGGAATGTTAACATCTAAACTAAAATCTAACATGGTGTCATATTCGGGTATACTAAGAATACTTGGAACAGTTCTTAGAGTAATAAAAAAATTATCAGATCTATATAGTATAATTTTCCTTATATTTTCTATTATTTTTTCTATTTTAATAGATCCTACACGTATTTTATCATTTAAGTTACTGACAGCCTCTATGCTTATGCCTAAATCTAGATGTGAAAATTTACTTAATTTTTTTAGTAAAAGTTTATTGTAAACAGTTCCGTTGGTTGTTACTCCAAAATATATGTTTGTTAAGTTATTAGCAATTAAGTAATCTACTAGTTCTACAAACCTGGGCATTATAAAAGGTTCACCACCAATGATATGAATAGCCCTTAGATTTTTTGTTTGACTTAATGTAGTTAAAAAATCTAACCAAGCATTATTATCATTGGTCCAGTTAATTTTCACTGGACCAGCATAGGTTCCTTCTTTCTTTTTAATACTTGCTATTTTACTACTAGCGTATACATCACACATCTTACAGGCACTGTTACACTCATTACCTAGACTGACATGATAACTTATTGGCATAATATTTGTTTTTCCTTGATGAGCTTTTGTATAGGAAATATGTTTGGCAATCGGACTTTCGTTAAAGCTTTTTATAAAATTATTTCCTGTAAAAATTACGCTTTTTAATAATTCGCGTTGTCTTTTACTATAATTTCCGTTATCTTCTTCATGATAGCATTGCTCACACAATAATTCGGGTATACCGTTAAGTTTGTTATTCCTAACACCACAAGTTTTAGGATGATTAATATATTCACTAATAGGCATGTTACTAATATTAAAAATTTGAGCTGCCGGGGTTCCAGAAATTTTATTAGGTTGTGCTCCGCAGGTATGATATGAACCGTCGGCATTAATATGAACTTCGTACCACGGAACGTTACAAAATACTTTTTCTAAACTTATTTCACGCATTTTAATTTACAAATTTCTAAAGGATCGTGATTAAATAAATCTGTTAATATCTTCCAATCTGGATCTTTTAAAATTTCATCTAAACTTCTATCAAAAATATTAAATTTATTTCCATGTGTTTTGGCAAAAGGATTATCAACATATCCACTGTTAAACCAAGGACAAGGATATACGTTACCAGTAACACTTATAAACATGTTTTTTTCATGGTTTAGACATTTAGCCCATGGATGTATTTTTTTAGGAATGCTTACTAATAATTTTACATCACGATCAGATATGTTAACACTTTCTCTTATGAATATACTTTTATTGCTTACTTTATTAACTGGCTTTAGTGGATCAATACCATTTATTAAATACTGATTATCAAACTTTGTACTCTGTATAGTCTCAAAAATATCAAATTTTAATTCTTTTGCTAAACTTTCCATTTTATAAAAGTCATTTTCGTTAAACTTAAAATATATAGATTTCCATATCATAATACAATTACTATACTGTCTTAGTGTTTTCGCGCCAAGTATTATACTGTCAAAGTCTGAGTTAACTCTGTATTTTTGATTGCTTTCTTGATCCCAACCATCAATACTAAATGTAACAACATCGTGTTCATTTAATGTGTGTCCAAGCATTCGCCACCAATTGTGTTTTTTATAACTGCCATTGGTTGTTATTCTAATTTGAACGTTGCTGTTCTTCCTTATGTATTTGCATATACTTGTTAGACTACTAGCATATATAGGATCGCCAAAGTCTCCTTCAAACGTCAGTACTTTTATTTTTTGTAGAATTTCTTTATTGAAACTATTTGTAAACTTGTCTAAAGAAATTTCATTGTTTAAAATTTTAGGCGCAAGTTCAGTCCTAGGACACCTTGGACATTTTAGTGTACATTTACTGCTTATTTCCATGTGTATATGTTCTATATTAAACATTATTTTAATTGAACTTCTCTCTGCCATTGGCTCTTAAAACTATTTGTTTTAGCTGAACATGTTTCATAACAAATTTTATTAGGACTATTGGTGTTCCAAGTTTTTTTAACATCAGACAACTGTAGCGTATTATCTAATTTATTACCTAACCAACAACAGCCATGCATGTTTCCCCTGGCGTCAATATATATACTTTGTTCTTGTTCTGCCATACAAAAAATTTCACCACCATCAACTATAGGATTAGTCCACCCAGATGGAAATTCTAAGCCAGCAATATAAGGACGCTTGCTAACTTTTGCCCTAAACCAAGTAAAACCAAGATCTTTTGCTAGCTGTTCACAAGCATTAACCTGGTGTTGATTATGTTTATAAACCAGCATATCCCAGTGTGCACTGCCGCCTGCATTAATAAAAGAAGCGCAGTTCTCCATGAGCTTTTGCCAGTTAATGTTACGTCTATAAATGTGATTGGTATCCTCCAATCCATCAATACTAAAAACGACATAGTCATAGGTTTGGTTAAAGATGCAGGCCAGACTATACCACCAATCTGCAGATTGCAAACCGCCATTGGTGTTCATGCCTAGGACTATTCCTGAATTGATATTTCTAAAATATTCATAAATTTCCAGTGTATGCTTTCCAGCAGCGGGATCACCATAATTTCCACACATAAACATTTTTTCCAGTTTAGAAATACTGTCAACCGATAGCAATTTAGATATTTTTTCAATAGTTAAATGATTATGTTCTTTTTTATTAAATTTTGGATTTGTTTCCCTAGCACACAGCGGACATGCTAATTGGCAAACATCGGTAGACTCTAGATGTAAAACCTTCATACTACTTCCACATCCGTATCGTAGCTTGTAAAGCCATTTTCTTTTACAACTTTAAGTATATTATTGACACGCCCAGCGAGTTCATCCTTGTGACTAACTAACCAAATGCTTTTGTTTCGTTCACGGCTCATCTTCTTTAAAACTGCCAGCGCACTCTCTACACCAGAACTGTCCATACCACTGTCAACCACTTCATCAATGAATAGTAGATTGATAGGGTTATACAAACTTTCCCACACATCTCTAAATGCCCAGCTTAAACTCAGTATAAGCCTATTTCGCTCTCCTCTGCTTAGGTTATCAAAATCTAGATCCCTGCCCAGTTCCTGTATTTCTACGCTAAGGTCATTCATAAATTTCACACTATGAGGTAAACCCATCTTTGACAAATAGTGTGTGAGTCTGCTGTTTAAAAATTGTAGGTTTTGATCAATAATACGCTTGCGAATAAAACTGTCCTTGTTGGTTAGTAATTTTAACAAAAACTCTTGATGATCTAAAACCCTGTTCAATTCGTTGATCTTTGACCAGTCTATTTCTTCAACTGCGGCTGTTCGCATATCGGTAATTTGATCGGTGTAAGGGTCAGATTCATTGTTTTTATGTTGTAGCCTTGCTGCCAGTGTTGCCAAGCTTGATTTATGTCCGTGAGCGTCATTGACATCTGAATAGAAAGTTTTGGGAGCAGCGGGTAAGGTTTTCTGTTTACCTGAGAGTTCCTCTTTTGCTGCTTGTAACTCTCTAGAGAAATTATCTGCGTCATTGTAGTCCCTTTCAGTTTCAGCAAGATGCTGTCGATGACTTTCCAAATGCTCTGTGCTTTGACCACAGACCCCGCAATGACCATCTTGGGCCGAAAGCCACGCATGCTTGGTTTTTTCCAAGTCGCGATGCGCCCGAATAATCTGAGACTCAATTGTGCTAATATCCTTAGCAAGTTGTTCTTGCTGTGCGTTTTCCTCGGTCCACTGTTTTAAGTCATTGTGTAAAGCTAATTCTTGCTCAATATCAACATGGCTTAGATCGTTGATATCGCGTTCAAGGTTTAAAATTTCTTCACTGTGCTTTGCTTGCCAGAGTCGTTGCCTGCGTTCTAAATTTTCTATTTGTTCTTGTATTTTTTTATTTGCTTCTTCTACAGCCTTGACGCGATATTCTTCTTGGGTAATGAAATCTTTGGTTTGTTTAATTAGATCCTTGAGGCTGTCGGCTTTTTCACTGAGCAAGGTAATACCCAACATTTGTTCAATAATGGTACGCTGATCGTTTGCGCTTAAACTTAAAAATGGCTGCGTATAGGTATTTAAAGCCACCAAATGCTTGAACATGTCGTGACTCATGCCCAGCGTCTTTTCAATGTTTATCTGCGTTTCTCGATTTTCGCCCTGCTGCTCTTCATCAACATCTTGCTCATTGTTTGCTACGTAATATTTTAAAACATTTGGTTTACGACCGCGTTCAATTCTATGAACCACACCTTGTGATTCAAATTCACAGGTAACCAACATGTTCTTACCGTTGGTCTTGTTAATCAAGTTGTCACGTTTAATATTAGTAAGGGCTTGACCGTAGAGAGCATAACTCAGTGCATTGATGATTGTGGTTTTACCCGTGCCATTTCTGGCGCCAGAGTCATCACCTCCTTGATCTAAATTTTCACCAAGTACAAGAGTTAAGTCTCGACGGTCAAAGTCAACAGCCTGGGT